CCGTTTCCCATCGTCCCGCCGCCATGCTATCAGGTTGTAATTCAGTTTTAAAAATTTTTTTATATTCTTGGGTGTCCATCAGGTTTCTGACTTTACGACCGAAACGCATTGCAAGTTCACCTGTGTGAGTTGTTTGCATGATCTTTGCTTTTGGGTTTTGGCCCACGAACCAGGCAGGAAACAAGAAAGATGCAAATTCAGATTTTGTATGTCGAGGTGGCATATTAACAATAAGTCTTTTAAGTTTGCCAGATGCAATAGCTTCAAATTTTTTTGCAATAATTTTGTGGTGTGAACCTTCTTTGAAATCAGGCCAAACATTTCTCACAAACGGTAAAAATTTTTTTTGAGCTTGTTCTTGAACAGAAAATTCTAGTTGTTTTAATTTTAATTTTTTTGCAAGTATTTTTGCTTCTTCTGTTGTTAAAGTTTCTATAGCTTCCATATTTTCTAACCCCTTGGCTGACTGTCTCAAACTTATGTGAAGCCTGCCTGTCTAAGTACCTAAGCTGTATTTAGGGGGTCACCCCTAATCTAGATACCATATCTAGTATGGTTTGGCAATAAAGGAAAGCTTTGAGATGGTTTTACCTGGCGCAGCAGGACAGCTGCATAGGGCATAAAAAAACCCTCGATCCGTTAGGATCGAGGGCAACAAGACACGGAGAGTGCCAACTGTTTAGGGATTAGGGTCTATTAAAGTTAAACCTATCTGCTAGTTTACTAGCAAGTTGTCTCCCAAATTCTCTTACACGAGGGTTGTCAGACTTAACAACAAATTCAAAGATTTCTATCTCCATGAATTGTGCGACTGCCTTCCAATCGATCTCTTGCGTGTTATTATCTACATTGTTAATAAGAGGTTGCGTTCTTGCTACCTCTTGTCTTGCGTTGTCCAATTCTCTTCTTACGAGTTGTTGAACATCTGCTAAGGTTATGTCATTAGGCATAGTTTTTCTCCATTCTGTTAATGTCCCAATTAAATAGGACGAGAAGCATTATGTCAATAACAAAACAATCTTTTATATAAGAAATCTTTTATATAAGAAATTGGCTTTTCCACACCTCAGCGTTGAGCCCCCATGCACTTATATATATATGTTACCTAATCGTTGGTTTGTTTGATCAGCGATGGAGATCCAATCGATATTACTATTCCCATAGATCTTATAAGAACTCTAAGTTCACAACTCCTTCTGGGTGGGAACAACTATATATATGTTACCTAATCGTTGGTTTGTTTGATCAGCGATGGAGAATTAAATTAAAAAAGGATATGAAGTATTAAAAAGATATGAGGCTTTGCCCAAACGAGCAAAGCCAAGATTAAAAGAGTTTTCACTCTTCGCCAACAATACCCGTGGCCAAGGTCTTATAGACTCCGTGTCCGTGCCAAGGCTCTTGAACAACTGTAAAATGTTCAACCCCCTCAACAACATAGATCCTAGTTTTAATTGAGCCTTTCCAACTAGCTGCAGTTACTCCGATTGTTCTGTGGCCTCTTGCTGTTGGTGTTGTCTTTCGTGCGGATTCTTGAATCGTTCCGTATAATCTAGACATAGATAGTCCTTTCTTTATTCTTTGTTTGTTATCCTATTAATATAGGACATTGCTTTAGCTGTCAAACTCTTTTTTATCCCGTAGCTCCCTGGGCTCCTGCGCTTATATATATATGTTATTACCCTAGATCCGTGATAAATCGAGCCAATGGAGAACACACCTATAAGCAGAGTCCAGAGCTGAGCTGTCAGCTGCCAGTGGCTTTTATATATAGGTTATCTAGTAATGGTTTGTTTCGTTGGCGATGGAGATATGTGTGCATTTCAGATGAGGGTAAACGCACAAAACCCTGTGGATCTATATCCTATTCTTTTTCATATACATAGAGCCTAATGCCTAAAGTATTTAATGCTTCTGTAATATCGTTTAAAGTGTCCTCGTTTACGACATTTTCGTTTTCTATTTCTATTATATACTCTTTCATTGTTTCTCCCTTATCCTATTAATATAGGATAATAACAAAGCTGTCAAGAAACTCCTGGAACGCTGAGCCCCCTTAAATATATATAGGTTATCTAGTAATGGTTTGTTTCGTTGGCGATGGAGATGAAGGGCTTTTAATTTGATACAGCTAATAGCTTTTTAACCTACTTCAAAAACCTTTGGAGCGAATTTACAAGGTACAACCCTACACACTCTCTCATCTCTTAACATGAATACAGATCAACCTTAACGCCACACCTAGAGGGTTAATTAAGTAAGTTCCATCATCAATAAAGACGAGTGCAGTCGTGCTATTACATTCTGTATTCATATCCTATTATTATAGGATAATTGGAAACTTGTCAAACTCTTTTTCTCCCGTAGCTACATCCTGGGCTGGTGGCTTATATATATAATACTACCTAGTAAGGGTTTGTTTCTCGGGCGATGGAGAACGAATCCCGTACCAGGGACAAGCGCAGGACGCAGCTTTTATATATATGTTGCTTGTTAATGGTTTGTTTCACGGACAATGGAGAACGCCCGAGCTACCTGGATCCGGCAGCTATGATTCTTAGTATACTATCCTCTGTCCAAGGGCTTTTTATAATTGACAATGGAGAAAGGTCCAGGCCTTGTACCGACAGCTCACGGACAACGGATCCAGAATATACGCAGAGGGCTCTATAAGGAAGGGCCTCTGCCATGATAAAATTGTTTCCACCTGCTTTGTTATAGCTGTAATTCCACGATATTTGCTTGGGCGTTAGGTGTATTTTTTTCAGCTTTGTACATTTTAATTCAACCCAAAAACTGTGAGATCTTCCTTTATCATCTGTAAAAACGCCATGTAGGTCAGGAACTCCTGGACTACTAAATGATTCCACACGAGTCCAATGTACTCGTGGCGTGCAATCTTTTAATTTCTTCCAAAATCTAGTCTCAGGTTTTGCTACCATTGTATCAATATTCTTTAAATCCAAGTAAGGTTAAAAGAATTATCCAAAAAAAAGGTTGTCTAAGTTTTTCAAACTTTAAGTAGAGAACTAATAAAAGAAATAAGAACGCTGATAGTATTTTTACAAACATTATAATCATAGCTGCTCCTCATTTTCCATTCCTAACAAGTTTCTACTGCTTCTTTTTTATTTTGTTGTTTTGTCATTTTAAAATTGTTGTATAATAAAGCTTTCTGAATGAATAGGGATTAGTGTAGTATCATCTCTAATATCATCAATACTTTCGTAATCTCTATCGTAATCCTTGTTAAATTCTTCTAAGCTTTCATATTCTGAATATTCACAACAAATAGCTATTACGTCTAATTTATAGCCTTTTTCTGCTTCTTCATAATATTCTACTAACCAATCATATAAAACTGATAATCCGTGATAACTAAAATTATCAGGTCTAACACTATTAAATTTATCTATAAATTGGCTTTTTGTTATTTCTTGCATAATCATTTCTTTCTCCTTGTTTTTCATTAGTAGTCTCCAAACTGATATGAATAATCTATATTTGGTATAGGTACTATATTTTCATTTTTAACAGCTTTTAAAATAAGTTTAAAAACATTTGTTCTATTAGTTTGATTAACCCAATCTTTAATAATTCCATAATCTATTAAATCTTGAATTTGATCTTCACCTACACACAAATTATCAAAAGTTTTAAAATACCCTAAGTCAATACAGTCTTTAAGACATTTATATTGATCTGTATTTTTATGCCACATTTTAGAAATAATATTATTGAATTCAGTCATTAGTTGTTCTCCTTGTTTCTATCCCACTAATTTAGGATATATATAGGACTTTGTCAACAAAGGGTTATCTTTTCCTTTCAACAAATTGTAGTGGTGTTTTTCCCACATTTCATAGAAACCAAATCTATTGTCTTTCACATTATTTTTAACTCTGCTTAATTTAGTCAATCGTGATGCTTTTAGTTTATCCATTTCTGTCTGCCTCCAATATTGATAATGCTATGTAGTAAGGTATTTGTGGTACAAGACTGTTTCCTATTGCTTTAAGTCTGTCCATTGTGTCGGGTAGCCCATCAGCCACTCTACCCACGTTGGGTTCAACTTCCCACCAGGAGCTCCCATTTGATATGCCATCTCTGTTTCCAAATATTTCTTGCGATGGAGATTTGCCATTCCCTGTGTTAATCTCATGTTCATTCCTAGAGATGCTCTCGGTGTTGGCCAAATCGCTACTTTGTCCTCTAACATTCCTCTCTTTTTGCTTCTCTTTTGAATTGTTTCTATCTTCTCGTTCATGGCTGCTGATGCTCTCGGTGTCGGCCATAGTCTCGGTTCCTTCACTTGGTCTTGAAGTCGTATCTGTATCTGATGACCACTTGGTCTCTTCAAATGTCCCTGATCTAATGCCTTCTTGATCCCCGGTAGATTGGATCCACCCTCGACGTGATCGGGAGTCCTCCACATTTTTGTTTGCGATAATCCAGACTCTTTCTCTTTTGTGGTTTGCACCAATGCTAGCAGCTGAAATACTAAACGTCCTTGTGGAGTAACCTTCACTCTCCAAGTTCTCGAGGACTGTGTCGAGACCGAGTTTAATGTGTCCAGCAACGTTTTCTCCAATAACCCAAGTCGGCCTGAGTTCTTTGATAAGTCTAAACATTTCTGGCCAGACGTGTCTCGGATCTTGCTCACCTTTTTGCTTACCTGCAACGGAGAAAGGTTGGCAAGGATATCCTCCTGTGATGATGTCAATTTTATTAATTCCATTTGCTTTAAGTCTTTCACTATTTAACTCCTTTACATCTTTATATATTGGCACAAAAGGCCAATGCTTTCTTAATACTTCTTGTGGAAACTTACTGTAATCACAAAAAGCTACTGTTTCAAATTCTCCTGTTGCTTCTAGTCCTAAACTAAAACCACCAATTCCTGAAAATAGATCTAAATGCTTATACATCTGTAGGTATAAAGATAGGACTGTGTCCACCTTTGGCTGCAAGTTCTGTATCTATATATTGAAACTCTTCTTTGTTTCTAACAGAATGTCCTTTGTAAACAATATCCATCATTTCTTTAGTGGACACCATTTCATGAGTTCTATCTGAAAATACAATCACATATACAAATGTTTCACCTGTCGTTGTTTTTACTTTCCAACGTTTAAATCGGTGAACAGTTTTATTAAATGATTTGGATATATATTCTTCCATTTTAGCTTTACCTAAAGTTCTTTCTTCTTTTTCATACTTAGAAGCATAATCTCCTACTAGGGTAATTTCCCATATAGGTTGTTCAAATAAATCAGTGCCTGGATTTATAGCACCATCATTATTTTGATCTAAGCTTATTATTTCTTTACTCATTCTGAAAACCTCATCTTTCTAAATCTAGTTTCTGCATTAGGAACCCTAACCAAAGGTTTATCTTTAATCCTTTGTAATAACTTGTCCTTAAACTTTGAAAAAAAGATATGCCATAAAGGATTCATATCTGCATTCTTCCTACCAAAGTATGTTATGTCGAGAGAATCACAAATCCTCTCAAACTCAGGTTTTGATAAACCTATTGTTATATATGGTCTTGGCATGATTCCCACATTATCCTATGACATGGGATTAGTCAAATTCTATTTTTCTTTAATAATTTCAGCATCTTCTATTAATTCAGAGTTAATGCTAAATTGTTTTTGTATTTCTTTTAGTTTTTCTTCAACTTCAACCTTAGATAATTGATCAATAGATCCTGTTAATATTTCTTTTCTATCAATATATAATCCTGCTGCCTGACCTCTAGATTTTTCTGCTGCAACAGCTGCCGCCCAATTACCATTTTCTTCAGCACCTCTGGACAAATCATCTAATCTCTTAACATGCCTAGAATAGCTTACTTTATATTTTTCTTGCCATTCTTTTCTAAGTTTATCTATTTCATCTACTACAAGAGGAAACATTTTAGGGTTCTGTAAATTAGAGGCTTGTTGTTTTGCAGATAGTCCAGAATATCCTGCTTCCTTTGCACATTCTGCAGCTGTCATACGATCACCCTTGGTAACAATTAAAGTTGCAAACTTAATCTGTTTTGGTGTCAACTTGTTCACGTTCGCCATTAGTTAATTTTTCCTCTAATTCTTTAATAAATTGACTTCCTTCAGTCATTTGTAATTGTGTCATAACATTATTTATAGTTGTGTGGTTTTCTTCTTCAATGTCGACATAAAACTCTTCAGTGACTTTACTTAGTATTGTATTAAATAAATCAACAGTAAATTGTGGTCCCTTATATTCAAGTTCAAAAAATTCTCCTTCTTTGCTCTTGTCATGTTGCAACAATTCTTGTGCTATTTTCATTATTCTGTTCTTGAGATTCTCAGACATTTCTTCGATCCCATATTTCAATATTCTTTTTTCCATATAGATGTTTATAATATATAAATATAAAATATTAAATCATATAATTATTTAACAAGGCATGATAGTAGATTTGATAAGGTTACCTTAGTTACTTAGTGTAAAACCTATAAGTAACCAATAAGTAACCTCTAAAAGATAGTAAATACAATGAGTTACTTTAAAAGTTACCTGAGTTACCTCGTTTTAGGAATAAAAACATAAAATAAAAAACAAATTAATTTCTGAACAACTATATGTATAAAAAATACCCTAAAAAACCCTTATTTGCCCCTGGTCCGAGACCCAAGCCCCGTGCAACACCAACTTCAAAGAAAAATCATCATGTCAAGGTAAAAAAAGCTATGCTAGAGGAATTTCGTAGTATATTATCTTCTTGGAATTAACAACTAGACAAAGGAACTAATATGTCAATTAGTAAAATAAAAACCCTGGTTAAAACCTTTATGGGTGCTAAAGCTGCCAAGGCGGTTGAAAAAACCTTAGGACCCTTCCCACTTATAGGTACAAAAAAACCTAAAGAAACCGGTGGAATGATCGGTAAAACAATTAAACTTAAATACAGGAGTAAAAGATAACATGCCAAATAAAAAAATGTCCCCAGGGAAAATGAAAGCCATGATAGGTAAAACAACATCCAAAAGAAAAGGAATCATACCATTAGTTGGAGCTTCAGCAGGGAAAATGAAAACATCCAAAAGAAAAGGAATCATACCATTAGTTGGAGCTTCAGCAGGATTAACAGCAGGTTTACTTACAAAAGCTTTTAAAAAAGCTAAGGAAAATAAACCATCAGGTAGAATAAATATTGATGATCTTAGTAGAGCAGTGAAAGCAATGAAAAAGGAAAAATAATGCCAAATAAAAAAATGTCCCCCGGGGAAATTAAAGCCAGAATAGGTTCATCAATTGTTGCTCGTA